ACCGGATGGCCGCGATTTTTTCCCCCCTACGTGGCGCTCTGGAGGTCGTTCGATCCGATCGAACGTGTCCCCCCCACCAAATCCCCTCGCGCGCTCAATTCAGTTGAGCGCTTTTTTGGAGTCCGCGAAATGGGTTCAGCGCATTTTTTGAGTTCCGCCGTTTAACTTTAATTTAAATTAAAGCCTTGACCAATCATTTCGCGTCTGACGAGTTTATTTAGCCTAAGAGAACTTAACAACGAAGTTGTTGACCAACCGTTATAAATTAATCCTGATTGGACTCGTCAGTCTTTAACTCAGAATGCCGAAGCGGGACGCCCCATGGCGCCTGATGGCGGGAACCTCAAAGGTTAGCCGATCTGTCAACTACTCCCCTCGTGGAGGCCCAAAGTTCAACAAGGCATCTGAGTGGGTCAACAGGCCCATGTATAGAAAGCCCAGGATATATCGGACGCTAAGGTCTCCTGACGTCCCCAAAGGCTGTGAAGGGCCTTGTAAGGTCCAGTCGTTCGAGGCGCGACATGATGTCTCTCATGTCGGGAAGGTCATATGCGTCTCTGACGTGACACGTGGTAATGGTATTACCCATCGTGTGGGTAAGCGTTTCTGTGTTAAGTCTGTATATATTTTAGGGAAGATCTGGATGGACGAAGCGATCAAGCTCAAGAACCACACGAACAGCGTCATGTTCTGGTTAGTTAGAGACAGGAGACCCTACGGAACTCCTATGGATTTTGGACAGGTGTTCAACCTGTTCGACAACGAGCCCAGCACTGCCACGGTTAAGAGCGATCTCCGTGATCGCTTCCAAGTGATGCGCAAGTTTTACGCCAAGGTCACAGGTGGACAGTATGCTAGCAACGAGCAGGCTCTGGTCAAGCGTTTCTGGAAGGTCAACAATCATGTGGTCTACAACCACCAAGAAGCTGCGAAGTACGAGAACCACACAGAGAACGCTATGTTATTGTATATGGCATGTACCCATGCCTCTAACCCTGTGTATGCGAGTCTCAAGATTCGAATCTACTTCTACGATTCCGTTCTCAATTAATAAAATTTAAATTTTATTGAATGATTTTCCAGTACATAGTTTACATATGGTTTGTCTGTTGCAAACCTAACAGCCCTAATTACATTATTAAGGGAGATCACACCTAATTGATCGAGATACAACATAACTAACTGCCTAAACCTATGTAAATATGTCGTCCCAGAAGCTCGAACTGATGTCGTCCAGACTTGGAAGTTCAGGAAGGCCTTGTGTAGACCCAGCATCCTCCTGAGGTTGTGGTTGAACCGTATCTGGATGTGGTACACTCTGGTCGCCGTGTACCGTAGATCCTCTACGTTGTATATCTTGAAATAGAGGGGATTTGATATCTCCCAGATATATACGCCATTCTCTGCCTGAGGTGCAGTGATGCTCTCCCCGGTGCGTGAATCCATGCCCTGCGCAGTTAAGGTGCACGAAGACCGAGCACCCGCAGTCTAGGTCAATTCTGCGTCGTCTGGTAGCCCTCTTCTTCGCAATCCTGTGCTTGGGCTTGATAGAGGGGGGCGTCGAGGAAGATGAATTTAGCATTCTTGATCGTCCAGTTCTTCAGAGCAAGGTTTTCCTCTTTCTCGAGGAAATCTTTATAGCTGGCCCCCTCTCCAGGATTGCAGAGCACGATTGATGGGATACCGCCTTTAATTTGAACAGGCTTTCCGTATTTGCAATTTGACTGCCAGTCCTTTTGAGCTCCCATCAATTCTTTCCAGTGCTTTAGCTTTAGGTAGTGCGGAGGGACGTCATCAATGACGTTATATTCAGCCTCATTTGAATAGACCCTGGAGTTGAAGTCCAGGTGTCCACTGAGATAGTTATGGGCCCCTAAAGCACGAGCCCACATTGTCTTGCCTGTTCGACTATCTCCTTCGACTATCAAACTAACAGGCCTGCTGGGCCGCGCAGCGGCATCTCTTCCAAAATAGTCATCGGCCCACTCTTGCATCTCGTCGGGAACGTGAGTGAATGAGGAGAGTGGAAACGGAGGAGACCAAGTTTCCGGAGCCTTTGCGAAAATGCGATCTAAATTACTATTTAGATTATGGAATTGGAAGAGATACTTTTCCGGCAACTTCTCTCTGATTATGCTCAGCGCCGCTTCTTTCGACGGCGCGTTTAAGGCCTCTGCGGCAGCGTCGTTAGCTGTCTGGCAACCTCCTCTAGCACTTCTTCCGTCGACCTGGAAAACTCCCCATTCGACTGTATCTCCGTCCTTGTCGACATAGGACTTGACGTCGGACGACGACTTAGCCCCCTGAACGTTCGGATGGAAATGTGCTGACCTGGTTGGGGAGACAAGGTCGAAGAATCTATTATTCGTGCACTGGAATTTCCCTTCGAACTGGATGAGGACGTGGAGATGAGGCTCCCCATCGTCGTGGAGCTCTCTAGCTACCTTGATAAATTTCTTCTGTGCAGGAATTTCTAGGGCTAATAATTGGGAAAGTGCCTCTTCTTTGGTTAGGCTGCATTTGGGGTATGTCAAGAAATAGTTCTTGGCATTTATTCTAAAACGTTTGGGCGGTGGCATTTTTGTAATAAGAAGGGTGTACACCGATTGAGAGCCTCTCCAAAACTCATATGAATCGGTGTATGGTGTACAATATATAGTAAGAAGTTCCTAAGGCTAGGTAACACGTGGCGGCCATCCGTTAATATT